ATTATCTACTAAGAACGCATTAGTAGATCCAATAGCGGTAACTGTAACTTTTCCTCCAACACCTAGATTATTAATTCTTGGAACTTTTAGGGTATCTCCCTGAAGGTATCCAAATCCACCAGTAGTAATTGTAACAGTAGCAATGCCAACAGTAGTTACTCCAATTGTAGCAACTGCACCTCTTCCATATCCAGTCTCTGTATCTAAGGATATTCCAGTAAAAGTGCCTACAGTATATCCAGTTCCAACTTTTGCTACAATGGCAGAAGATACACTTCCAGCAAGTCCGATTAGAGTTCCTGTAGCAGAACCTTGCACAAGATCAACGCCCGGAACAACATTTGCTCTATCAAATCCGGTAGATCCAAGTCCAACTAGAACTCGTTTTGATACCGGGAAGAAATTATTTGTAGAGGTAACTGTAAATTTATTATTTCCAAGAGAAAGATCGGAGTTAAAGAATCTAACAGTTCCTTCTCTCACAAAAGATGCTCTATAAAGAACATACTTTAAATCTTCATATTGTGAAGGATTCCATGTTGTCGCATTTTGTGATTTAAATAGACTTCCCAATGTTGGTTGAGTTGCTATTTTTTCTCCGCTTAAAATATCATTTTGTCCCAATCTTGAAATAAACACCTTATAATTAGGAGTTTCTGCAAGAAGAACGACAGCATATTCTACATATTTTGTACTTCTATCCTTCGTTGCCTCATTTTCTACTGGGCCACTTAAATATACTGGATCTTTAAAACTAAATCTAGTTGGAACAGTTCCGTCAGCAGAAATATTAACTTGATCTGGTTCTAAAGTTACCTCAGAAAATGGTATAACAATTTCGCTAGGAACACCAGCAGTCATTGTTCTTATTTGAAGAGTAACTGGAAGTTCATCGTCTTTAAGTTCAAAGAAAATATCAACACCAGTTAAGAATATTCCGGTATCATCGGCAACAATAAAAGATTGTGCTAAAGGATCAACCTGTCCTCGTTTTGGTTGTTGTTTTGGTATACAAATAGATTCCTTTCTTACTACATCATAGGCATTTAACGCTACATTTCCATAATTACTCCCTGTTATATCTTTTCCTGTTCCGGATTTACCGGATCCTATTACAGGAAAATATGTATACTTTCCAATTTTTAATCCAACCGGAGAACGTTTTCCTGCGAGTTTGGTTCTAACTGCAGTTGAATCAAGAGAACCACCCAGATCAACAGATCCATCAACAACAACTTCATTTATGCCAGATTGTGTGGCATCAGTAAAAGTTTTTTTATTTGCATCCGTTAATGCTGCTTGTTGTATTGGAAAAACATTAACATGATTTAGTGACGTTGCGCTTGATTTAGGTAAGAAAGTACCCAATTGCCAATAATATGCAGTTCTTACCCCTTGTTTAAGTTCAGTTTTTATTTGTCTTCCATCCCATACAACTTGTCCTCCCCACTTAATAACCAATCGTGAAACATCTCCATATGGATTAAAACTTGGATTATATTTGCTTGCCGTCGAGCCTGAAGTTGAATAAGAAGCAGATCTACCAAAAATATACCATCCATCTTTTGCATTCGGATCTGTAGCTGGATCTATTCCAGGATTTAAAATTGATACTCCGGTTAATTCTGAACCTAATCCTGTACAAGGATCTACTGGTGGCGGTGGTGGTGCTGGGGGTGGTGGTGGTTGTGGTGCTGGAGTAATAATCGTTATATTATGAATTATAGAAGTTCCTGCAGATGGGAAGATAGTTTCAGCACTACTGTCATCATTAATACCTTGAGCATCAATATTATTAACTCCAGTACTAACTGCATATGATATTAATTTAAAGATATTCTCACCATTTCTCCACTTAGGGTTAGCGGGAATATTTGGATTTGGAATCCACATTGCACCTATTAGATTTCCGCTATTATCTGATAGCAATCTAATGGTATCGATTATGGCTACGGCACCGGATGTTTTTCCAATAAGTTTTAATCCAGTAGTAATATATCCAAAATATTCAGTTTCTGTTGGTAATTGTAAAGCACGAGTATCCACATTTAAAACTGTAGATGTTGCAGAATAAGATTCTTCAAATGCCCGTAAGTTATAAGGATTTAACTTATATCTTTTATCTGGTGAGTTAAACGCACCTTCTTTGTGATCTGGAGTGCAGAGTCTGAATTTAATCTTAGCTGCAGTGTTTACTGGATCACTTTCTACAGTTTCTCCGATTTGGAAAACTCCACTAACCATTCTAACTTCAAGAAGTTTTGGAATAATCAGAGAAGACATGTTCACATTTTCAAAAAATGGAACAAATAGAGATCTTGGTTTTAGTCTTGTTGCAACAAACTCTATATTTCTACTCCTCAACAGTTCAATTTCAGATCTTGTTGTGGAATCGGGTACTACTGGAGGCTCTGGTGGGGGATTTGGTACTGGAGGTTGTGGTGGTTGAGTAGCGGGATCCGATACAGGAGATATTGGTGTAGATAGTCTGTATTCGGCAATTACAGTTCTCTTTCTTGGTTTTCTTGGATGGTTTCTAATTTTTGTTATAAAGTCTGCGGCAATATCTGGAGGAAGCAGGGTATTAATTGTATTAATTGCTTCTTTAGTAAGTCTGCGTTTATATCCACCGTTCCAGATAAGTCTTATTAGATTTCCATCAAAAATTGCTACATGTAAATTAGAAATTCTTTTTCCTGTTCGGTTCCATTGTCTGCCCCCGTACCACGTATGCCTTATGGCTCCGATAGCAAAATTTATACCTACATTGGTATTTTGTAAAAAGTTTGTTATTCTTTCAAAATCTTGTAATGCATCTCTTCTATTTCTTCTCCAAAAATGATGCCCAAACCGCCAATAAAGTCTTGAGTGCTTAGACAATAACCAAACAAGTCCACCTACGCCAACATTTGGTGCTGGCGGAGCAGTTTGAACTGGAAGTCCATCTGTATTATTGACTACCGGAGTTACTGGTACAGGAGCCGTACCTATTATTTCCGTTTTTATTGTCTTTTCTTCTACCCAAGTTTCAAATCTTGGGCTAAGAGCTACAAATCCTTTCCAATATCCAGTGAGATATGGAGTTACAAATTCTGTTGTAGAAGCAAATAGTTGTGAGTCATATACAATGTCTGGAGTATATGCAAGAGTAACTAATTCATTGCTTTTTGTAACTCCAGCATCTCCAAGATCTAGAGGATTACTTTTATCAATGTTAGTGTTAGTATTGTTAGTAGAAAATCCAACTATTCCCTCATGTCCCAATTCTAAATCAATATTTGTTACATAAGATTCTGGCCTTAATGTATTTGTCTCCGGATCAATAGAAGATCTAAATAATGGATTTTCAGTATCCTGATATATTGCAGATGTGAAATTGTCTACAAAGAATCCGGATTTAAATCTATTAAGTCCTGTGGCAGCGTCTTTTATGTTTAATTTTTCTGCTTTTGTTTCTAAAGCAGTTAATGATGTAAATTCCTCAACTCTACGAATTCTATCCTCTAATAAACCAATATCCGACATTCTATATCTTCTATGCTCAAAATATTCAACTCTAATATTTTTAGTGTTAAAAACGTAGGGAGGAATAAAAACTTTTGCTACTTCAAATGCATTTGAAGGTGCGGGTGGAATTATAGGAGTTTCGTTAGGAACTCCTTGAATAACTTTAAAATCCCCAGCAGAATTTAAATATATAAGATCAACTCTTGGTAAGTAATACGAATAAGATAGAATTATATTTTCATTAGGACATAGAGAGTATTTTGCATATTGTCCCTCTCCATCAAAACGTCTGGAATCAAATTCAAAAGGAGATTTTGACGAAGAACTTAATACAAATGGAGATACTCTTGGCCTAGTATCCAAGTAATCTGAGCACCTATCATTAAAGTAAACAGGAATATCTAACTTATATGCAGAATTTGGATAACTATTGACTGAAATAAATTCTCCAGTATCACCGGATGAAATGGTATAGTTTTGGAAAACAATTTTTAATTTTCTTGTTGGAGGATCAGCAAATTCAGATCTTGTGATTCTGGAATAATCATAAATTGAAGGCCTTTGTCCATCATCAAGATAATAATTTTGAGATATATTTTTTGACGAAGTAATTTGTACTGAAGTTATTGTTGCACGAACATTAGACTCCTTACCAATAACAATTTCTTCCTTAGTAAAGGTGTTATCAGTTAAATAAACTATTTCTAAAGAATCTGTAGAAGCTCTATACACAACAAGTGCTACAGCATTGGTTTGTTGTCCTTGAATTTGCTCACCTATTACAAAATCTTGATTAGTGTTTGTAGTTCCTGTAATTCCGGTAAGTGTAATTTTTGGTAACTGTGGATCTGATGTATCAGATGATTCGTAAATTGCAAGTACTTTAACTACATCTGGCACATTTAAACAAATATCTTCATCCTGAACTCTTACCCCATAAACAGAACTATATGTTAATCCATCGTTTAATGTTGTTGTGCCTATGCCAGAGCTTGGAAGTTCTGAATAATTAACCACTAAAGTGGAAGCTTTATTCAGAATTTTTTGTTTAAAACTTGGTTTTACATTTTTTATCGTAGTGATGACATTTGCTGTTCCGCTAGTTCTTCCTAAACCGTAGAAGGTTAATATTTTTCCTGTGGTATCTAAGTTATACTTATCCGATCTCATCGGTTCAATAGATCCATCAGAATATTGAATAACAAACCTATCCTCATCAAAAGATGCAAAATATAAATCAGGTTCGGTTAAAGTTACTGTTATAAAGTTTGAGGCAAAGCTAATGTTTGTAAATTGTCTTCTTTGCAATATTTCCTGTGATTCCAAACTTACATTTGATATATTATCAAACTTAAGTTTTGTCATCAAAGATGACTGAGATTCATTTACGGAACTATTGAGTTTAACTATATTTGGTACTGTTAAGAATGGGAAAACTCCTACTTGCGTTGATCCAATACCAGCCAAAGCGCCAGTTGTAGGTAGTGTAGAAAATACGGTTGGAGTTGCTATTGAACCTTCACAGATGCCGGGAACAGTTGTGATACCAGTAATAGTAAATGAAAGTCCATCAGCAGCAACTGATTGAACTCTATTATAAACAACATCTCCTGAAGTTAATCCAGCAGCAGTTCCTACACCGGTGTAAGAAATAATATCTCCAGATTTAAGTATGTTTGTAAAAACAACATCTAATCCAACAGATACTGTGCTAACACCAGAAACTGGGCGAGTAATTTTAAATAAACTGCCGGGAGGAGCAAGGGGAGTTGTTTCATTGAGAACTAAATCGGCGTTAAATGTCGATATGCCAGTAGTTGTGTTTGATCTTGCATAAATTGACTTTACATCAGTTATATCATAGTCACGGATTTCATTAATCAACCTTCCGTCTAATATACCATTAATGTAAAATCCTTCGTTTTCTAGGAAAGAACCTGTTACTTCATATAATGTTAAAGTTCTATCGTTTGTAACAGAAGTCTTTAAATATCCGGTTGCTTCACTTTTTTTGCCCTTAATAAATGCTGGAGTTGACAGGGTAATATTTGTAGTTAATCCAACAGTAGTAAAAGTTTGAATATCAAAAAGTCTTAAATTTAATCTACTTGTATCATCAACATAGTCGGACTCTGGAATAAAATCATAGACTCTTGCAATACCAATTGTTGATCCAGCTGCTACATGCGAACTAACTCCAATCCTGGAGTCCATTAAATCAACATATGCAGTTGTTGCTACTCCAACAACTGGTGATCCATATCCATTATTAACAATTATTGACGCGCCCGCTTCATAAAAAATAACTTCATTTTCTACAGTATTTGTCGTTCTTGCCTTTGGAATAGTTAATTCTGTAGATGAAATTTTTTCTACATCATATCCAGTTACATAAGCCTTTCCTGGGCCTATGCTATACAGCATTAAGTCGTCCGAAGGTGTTTGTCCACTTGCTGTTGTTTGTCCTTCATAATATACTCCACCAGAACTTATTCTATCATTAAAACTTTCGAGAACTGCAATATTGAAAGGTTTTACATAAAAATCACCAGATTCATCAAATGTTCTTCTAGCTAATTCATCTCTAATTAAACTATATTGTGTGGTTTCTTTTTTAAAAATTAAAACACCACCATCAATTCGTACAACTTCAAAAAAATCTTCTCCGTTAGTCGAAGATATTGGTCTTTTAGCAAGTTCTAATTCAATTTTAAGTCTATCCGCACCAGGGGCGGTATAATTTGAAAATCCTTTGGCGTTATCATATAAATTAGAATCTTGATTTGCTGAGATAACACTTTCATTAATGTTAAATCCTATTTTATATGATGGTGCAACACCATATTGATCTAATAAGATTTTTTGTGGTTTTACATCTACAAAAAATCCGCGAACAAAATAAACACCTTCTGTAACAAAAGCGATGGAACCAAGTCCTTTAGAATTTGAAGATACTATTGAGCAAATTCCTTCTCCACTTGGGATAGTATACCCTAAATTTCCATATGTTAAATCACTCTGAAGTAATAAAGTTTCTCCGTCAGAAAATTCAGTATTTTCGAAGTTCGCTCCTCCATTCTGTAAATATCTAAGATATAAAGTATATGAATTTTGCTCAGATTCTTCCTGACTTAATATAAAAACAACTTCGGCTAAAACGCCGCTAATAGATCCTCTTAATTTTTTTCCAATTAGTTTATCAAAATATAAAGATATTGGAGTTCCATTATAAGTATCTTCAATTTTAACTAAAGGAACCGGAATATCAGTTTTAATAGATCCGGGAATTACAACAGATCCTTCTTTAAAAAAATGTTTTCCGTTTTGTTCAATTTGATGCTGCAGAATAGACTGTAAAGTAGTTAATTCTCTAGCTTGAACCGGATATCCTGGCTTAAAAAGAACCCTATGATAATTATTATCTGGATTAAAATCATCATAGTAAGGGGAAACGTTTAAATTAGTCTTTTGGGCCATAATTTTTTAGAATTGCAAAATAACTTTAATATCTTCTTTTTGATTTGGTGATCTTGTGATTGAAGATCGATTATCAACATAGATTAAATCACCAGAATGCTTTTTAACTTCTGGATTGGCCAATCCTTGTATAAATTGTTGGCCCAAATAATAAACTTTTGACGCATTATTATTTATGCCATTGGTACTAATACCTGGAGAAGAAACACTTCCAAAAGTTGTATCAATTTGCAAGGCTGCTTCTTGTCCAGTGATAACTAAATTTCCACCAGAACCGATTGAACTCGTAAAGGAAACCTGGTTAAATCCATATGCAGGATTAGAATTCTGTGTTCCATTTGAATTAAATCCAACAAGAGTTCTATCTTGCCAATATTTTAAGACACCTGTGTTTTTATCATATGAAATAACTCTACCTATTGCTGTTGTTCCGGTTGATACAGTTTGTGTAATAATACTATCTGCAGGATAATTAATATCTCCAATATTATTTCCTGTGAATTTAATCGCAGAAACTGCACTTACTTTTTCTGAAGTTAAAATTTCATCAGAATCATAACCTAGGGGATTTTTAATTATTCCAAATCTAGCAACTTGATTGCCGACAATAAAATCTGGATTTTCCAAATCATTTTCTATTCTAGAATAAATTAAAACATTATAAGAACCCAATTCTCTGTAAATATCATATCCATGTCCGCCATATGGGGGAATGATTACATCAAAAGTTGGTGCCGAATATCCTTCTTCGTTTGTTGATATATCACTTGCTTTAATATCTACTGTTCCATAAGTATATCCAGAACCACCTTTAGAGATGGTAATTGATTCAACTTTGGAATCTTCATTGATTACAATAGTTGCCTCTGCTCCAGATCCATCGCCTTTAATTGGAACATTAGTATAAACTCCAGGATCACCAAGATTTACCCCTCTTCCGGTTATAACAATATTCTTTAGTTGTCCACTTGTAGTTGCATTAGTTTGAATAATGGAAGTTGCTGAAGTCGATCCCCACTCATTTGGAACTGGTATATAATTTAATCCATCAAATTTAACAATATCTCCAGGAGGAATAGTGTACAAATATTTCCAAAGATACCCATCTCCACTTGTTCCTGCAGGTTTTGGTTCTAAATCAGTAAATGTTGGTTCATCGAGAGAAGGCCTTCCCTCTACATTTTCAGGATCTGCTCCATTATGAATACAAATATATACTTTGTATTCACTATTTACAACATAGTAATTTGCTGCATATAAACTAGTTGCCTCAGAAGGTTGAGATAAATTTGTTCTACTTATATCGTGTCTATACATATCATAAGTAGTTCCACTTGTCCAAGAAACTTTTTTAACGACATGTTTGACATCTTCGGGTTTTACTTTTTTTAAAGCAATTATTGTATCCCAATAGTCATTTTCTTCATTAAAGTTATCTTTGGGCGCAGGTGGATTTGCATCCCAATTTTCATCATAACTAGTTGCATTTGGCAAACCAAGAAAAACATAATATGAATTTACAGAAGATGTTGCCGAAGAGACAAAATTCTTCGCATTCAATACTCTTAGTTGATCTGTTATAATTGCGGGCATTTTTATATTTTTTAGTTATTTATGTGGTAGAATAACCAATATATTTAAGTGGATTATTTCTAATAACTAAAGGAGAAGTAGAAACTCCAGATAATCCGTTGTTGTAACTGGTAAATGTATTTGGATTCTTTCGGGTTAAGTTGCTAATTAATCCCCAAGAATAATTGCCAAAATAATTACTATATCCGGTTCCAGTTAATCCATTGTAACTAGTAACACTCACGACAACTCTAGAAACATTGGTAATTCCAACACCAGGAACTGATGTCTGTGCAATAGAAACTCTTGAGACACTATAGATATTGTCCAAGAATGTGGATCCAATTCCAACTGTTGAATTGGAAGAATTTAATGAAGTTACTCCTTTACCGATGTTAGAATTACTCACAACAAAGAGATAACCTGTTTGTATTCCACTAATTCCAGTAGTAGCAATTCCAACATTGATCGAAGTGTTTCTAAGGAAAGACGTTGGTGGAACAAATAAATCAAATACAATACCAGTTGTAGCGACTCCAACAATAGAAGTAGTTGCCACACCTACAATTATTCCAAAGTCTCCAGTGTAAGAAACATTTGTTATATTTTCATACTTTGGTGCTGGAGATGAAATGATGACAAGCGGTGGACTTGAGAATGTATATCCTGCCCCTGGATTTACAATATCTATTGAAGATACTGTTCCCCCAACAGATATGGTAGAAGATGCTTGAGCAATTGTCCCAGTTTCTCCTGCTCCAACAGGACTTTGTATTATTACAGTTGGATTAGTAGAATATCCCACCCCTCCATCAGAAATTACTATAGAAGTAATAGTTCCTGCAATAGAGACAATCGCAGTTGCGGCTGCGGCAATAACTGAGTCTTGAGATAGAATTTTTATAGACTTTTGTGGAATATTATCTGTTCCATTTTGAGCATACTCTTTAGAACTATCAAAGAATGTTTTAACACTTTCTACGAATATTGTAGTTGAAGATGTACTTACATTTGAGATAACATTAGTGACTGGGAAAATAGATGGTTCGTATAAAACTCTGTCTTTCGAAACATATTCTCCATTTACAAATCTATCTTCTGTCTGTTTGCATACATTTACTGGCCTTAATAGAGTGGGATCCCCAGAAATTCCTTTACCAAAGTATGCATTCGTAAAGACAGAATCACTACTTACTATTTCTTCTACCAATCTAGGATCTTGATTAAGAACACTAGTTGTTGCTTCAATATCAACAATATCTCCATATTTTACTGTTTCTAATATATCAACATATTGTACATCTACGTTTGGAGTTCCTTTATAGAAAAGTATTTTGATGTTATCGCCAACTTTTGGAGCTTCAGAAAATTCTATGATGCTTCCACCTTTAAATGTATAACTTTCATTTGGAACTTGTAAAACATCATTTACGAAAATGATGAGAACTTGTGCAATCTCAATATCTGATCCTTTTTTGGATATTATTGACGTTCTTTGTCCATTAATTTTAATTGGAAAAACCTTTCTAGTTCCATCTAGTAAATTATTAATCGAATCAATCAACTGCAATTCTCCAAGATGCCACCCCGAAAAACTATCATTATATGTTGTGTCTACGATTAAAATAAAATTAGTGAATGAGGATGGAGATTTATTTGTAGGTATACCAACTGTTTGCCCAACACCTATGGTTAATATATCTCCCTGCTTGTATCCATAACCAGAGTTTACAATATCAAAACCAATTACGCTGGATCCCTGTCCAACAACAATATTAACTAAAGCGCCAGTTCCAATACCGGATGAAGATGAATCATAAATCAATGGAATATTGGAGTATGGCAAAGGTGATGAGATATTTACATATGGTAGATTTGAAGACGTAAATCCAGCACCGGGATTAGTTATTGAAACTGATGTAGAAATGTATCCACCATTAATAGTAGCAAATCCAACATGTGTTATTGAATTAATTCCTACTGAACTATTGCCAACACTAACATTAACTATACCAAT